TTGTTATAGCGTTCACCGAGAGATAATGGATTCATGATGCTCGTTTGCCAATTGTCGCCCATCCCTTTTCCCCGCCCTTCTTTATACCATCTTCGCAATGTGAAACAAAATGTGATTGGTTGACTATACCAATAAAAGTAATTGAATTTTAGTATACATATACACATAATAAAAGAGACACATAGAAGAAGGATAATATAATGAAAAAAAAATGGTGGGTATTCCATTATATTATAACTACAAAAAGCACGCTTACTCAACTACGCAACCTTTTTCAATATATACAAATATTGGTATTCATTGAGAACATGAACTAGATCGACTTGTCCAGTAACGGTAAATCCAACCTCTTTTGCAATTTCAAGCATCTCTCGGTTTGTCGGCATATAATAGGTATGAATGTTCTCTCGAACTTTCCCTGTCTTATCGTCGACGATCTTTTCAACAAACTTGCCGACATTCTTTTCCTTGGTGGTTTTCTTTGTCTCTATCTTTCCCTTTGTTGGAGGTGGAGATATAAAGTCTGACTTATATTGAAAACTACGAAACTTTACGAGAGAATTGGTAATCCTTTCTTTGGCGTAAGTTTGTGGAGATACCAAGAATAGGGGTTTTCCTCCAGGAACAATTGGGTCGAAATGATTACGGTCTACAAGATGAAGAATAAGATACCCTTCTGGTTTTAGCCACTTATAACAGTTACGAAAGAATGCGCGCTTGTCTTTGACATAATACACTGTAAAATAGAAGCATGTAAGAACATTGAATTCTTCATCACTAAATAACATGGGTTTCATGAAATCGCCCTTCACAAATTTAGATGATGGGTATAGGTCTCTTGCATTTTTAAGCATTGCGTCTGATTTATCGCATCCAATCACCGATATAACGCCTTTATGCTTTAACATATCGACGTGATGTCCTCTACCACATCCTAGGTCACACACTTTGAATTTTTTGACTTCTTCATCATTACCTTTTAATGCACCGGTAATATGGATGATTTCATCCACTTCTGCTTTTATTTTATTAGGCTGAATGAAGAGTTCATCATAAATATCCGCATAAAAACTATCGTAGATTTCATCGTTTTCAAACACTTTATATTTATCTCGTTGTTCAAATCCTTCTGCATGTACGGAAAAGTCGCGCTTAATGAAACATAGAATCATGATTAATATCAACATGATTGTTAGTATTTCCCACTTTGTTAGCAAACGAATATAACTTGATAATGACGCAAAAAATGGCATGAAAACAAAGTTTTTTTCAATATAGTTATATCTTTATTACTAGTATCTGTTTATAAAATATTTCTTATCGTTAATCTCACGCAAAAAAAAACAAAAGAATTAATAACCAACCACAGTTCACGAGAAATGTCTGAACCTTATGAAATCAATGATATTCGAAGTGAAAGTGATTTTCGAGGTATCACTTTTTCATCTTATAAAAAAACCGATGTGCGAAAAGAATTACTGGATAGTTTATCTAGTTCAAAAATTGAACCAGCTTGTTACTGGAGTGCAGAACTCGTTTGTTCTGGACATTATCTCGAGTTATGGGACATTATTATTACATTTGTAAGTAAGTATATTCATTTAGCCAATCCTAAACTACCGCTTTATATTGAAATGCGATATGAGAGTTTTAAATCAATTATATCGAACGGATACGCTGGAAATGAACTCCGCTTGCGAAATAACCCAAAAATGCGTTCACTATTTGCAGAAATCGTTTGTGTTCTTGCAAATTCGAAACGACAACACAAATACGATAGTGTAAAAATAAAGAAGAAAGAAGAATATGATATTGCCACAATGTCGCAGCGTTTGAAAGCACCGCGAGTAGATTATGCGCAAGAGTTTTTTAGAGAAAAAGATCCAAAAGAGATATTTATTGCGATAAACGAATTCACGTATCATATCTCTCGAGATTCAAAAAATACACTCTTGGCGTGTTATTGGGTAGAATGGGTTGTAGAGTTTGAGACGATTTGTAAAGCCAAGAAAGAAACGTGTCGATGCGAGCGTCGTTCACATATTCCTGTGGATGATAAACTACAGTTCGACCCAATTTGGATGTTGTGGGATATCATTATTGCACGATGCAGTAATACTGAAGATTATTCACCACTTACACAGAAAATAGTGAATAGTCTATTACGTTTGTATTGTGTAAGATTTACACCTGGTGTGCGCAAGAAACGGCGCTACCTTATTTATTTTGCAATATCACTTCTTACAACTGAATATGACAGTAGAATCGAAATGATTAATGAACGTCTAGTGATAGAAACGGCAGTTGATAATATTAATTCTATTTACAAACAAATCAAGCAACATGAAATTAGTCCGGATACAGATTACTTATTTTCATCAGCAGGTTATAAAGGAGATAAAAATGGAGATTTAGAACGCACAATCAAGCGACTAGAAGCACTGAATTCTATGAATACAGTTGTGCGGAAGACGAACAGTGAGAGTGAAAATAGCATCAATTCCACAAATTCGACACAACAACTTCAACGTAAATATAACCCATACGAATAATGTATGTTATATATAACAATGTCACTTCCTTCTTTTAAATTTACAAATATTGGCGTTCCAACAAGCAATGAACGTGTAAATAGCGGTATGTCTTCTGTCTCAAAAATGGATAAAACAGGTATATTATCAAGTATTACAGAAAAGGCACAAGATACATTCAAAGATGTTAGGTTACCGGATATTTCAATAGATAGAGACAGCAGTATAAACAGTGACACAGACACAGACAATTTATTATCTTTTACCAGTTTGATAAAAATAATACTAGTTATTGTTATTTTATGGTTTATGTGGACTAGTTTATCAAAAAATGACGACTTTTATTTAGGGATGGGTCAAGTTGGTCACAATTTACAAAACTTTTTAAAAACAATGGAAAAGAAAGGTCGTGAAGTTATTTCACGTATAACAAATCAACCGTTCGATGAAGATAATAGTAGTAATAATGAAAGCAGTAGTGACAGTGATAGCGACAGTGACGAAGAAAGTAAACTACGTAACTCCAACAAGAAACAAAAACAGATGGTATCTCGAGTAAACCCGGCAACACATGAAGCACCAATACCACCATCGATGTCAAACAGTTCTAATAAAACACCGGGATTTATACACGATGAATCAAAGTATACATTTTTAGATAAAGCTAATAAAAAATATACAGGACCTTCACCACGCGCAGATGATACAACCAGTGTAACACAAAAACAACAATCCGGAAAAGCCGGTTATTGCTACATTGGTGAAGATCGCGGATTCAGAAGTTGTGTTAGGGTAGAAGCTGGTGATAAATGTATGTCAGGTGAAGTATTCAACCGTCATGACATATGCGTAAATCCTACATTAAGGGAGTAACTTATGAAGATGAATATTTAATCTCGGGTGTATATTCAAATGTATCGCTCGTCTGTTCTTCATTGGTTAAACTAAAAACTAACGTAATTGAAACCGTATAAGCAGTTCCAACAACGATAATTTCACGACCAGCTTGAATCGCTGGAATACGAAATTTATGTTCTCCAGTTCCAGCGATTTCCTGATTGAATATATTTAGATTGGTTTGAAATGATGCATTCAAACCATTTACTTTCACTGTTGATATTTTATTTACATCTACCCATGCAGTATTAATGGTAAATGTCATTTCTGCATATTCTAATCCAGATGGCGTGTAACTACCTATAATATTTACGATACTAGCTTTTGTTGTAGTTGGTTTAACAATCACTTCTGTTTTACTTGTTTCATTACTCGTCAAATATCCATTATAAGCTTGTAAAACCACAGAGTATAAACCTGACACTAAATCATTTTGACTAAAACGACCAATATCGGAACTGAATGAAGTTCGCGTATCTGTGCTTGTAACATTATAAAGAACAGTAATGGTCTGAAGTGGTGCCGGTGGTGTAATTGTTATATAATAAATTATTATTGGACTTCCCCCTGTATCCGGTTTATCCCAAGTGATATTGATATAATTTTTTGAAATATCGGTAATGACTGGTGGAAGTAAACCATATTTTGATGTTAAAACAACATTTTTCGGAACACTCGGTTTCATCAATGTTCGCGCAGTTAAAATTGCAGATTCTGGTCCAGTGCCATTTTGATTGATTGGTTCTATTTTGATGTTGTATTTATTTTCGTTTTCTAAGTTACGTAAAATATAGCGACGTTGGAGTGAACCAGGTGTCTCGATAATTACATTACTAATATCAAGCACTTCAGTTGTCCATGTTAGCGTTGGAACTTTACGATAATATAATTTGTATTGACGAATTGGCGGACCATTGTATGCACCGTTTGCGTTACCTGTATTTACTGGGTCTGTCCATTTTAAATCAACCATCAAATTCTGTCGTTCATCCAATGTGTTTGTAAAGGCAAAATCGCTAATAATAGATGGTGTTGATGAGGTTTTTATAGTGATTGTTGCTGGAACATTTGATAATCCACGTTCATTTCCTGAAAATACTGAAATGTAATAAACAGTATTAGTTCTAATTTCTACTATATTTGGTATTCTTTCAAATACCACTGTATTTCCATTAATTTCGCCAGATATTGGATTATAGGTTGCATCTGCTGCTGCAGTCTCATCTGCAGGTTTATAAGGAAATACACTTTTGTATGGTTTCCATGTATTATTGTCTTCTGAGTATGTGATGACATATCCGACGATAGGAAAACCGCCATTTGAATCCGGCGCATCCCATACTAGCGTAATACGATTATTGATTATGTCGTATTCTTTTATTTTCAAGTTTATTGGTTCTGTTAAAATTGTCTTTGTTATATTCGTAGGAACTTGAAGACCTGCTTGGTATTGATAAGTGCGTTTGTAATTATACAAATTAATTGATGCGTCATAACACAAAAGTCGTTCTGGACCAGGAACTCCGCAGGCACTCGTTAGACCGCACAACACTCTTCTACTATTTGCTGATGTCAGCGGACATATTAACGTCGTAACATTCCCTACTGTTTCTGAGAGATAGTTTCTTTCATTCCCGATTTTTCGATTCAACTCACCTCGAGCTGCTTTTGCGTATTTTTGACTTTTAGTAAGTCCGCCAACATTATTATTGTATTTGAGAATCTCGGCTTTTCTACGCATATCATATACTTCATCCACTTCACTAGCACTTAGTGGATTACCTGTAGTACTATTTATCAAGTTAGAAGACCTACATTCTGGTTTAAAACGTGTCCAAAAATTGCGATTGTATGGATTTGTGTAAAAAAGGTTGAAATTACAATTAATAATTGGTGGAGTGATATTGAAAATATTCACATTAAAAAATATAGATTTTTTATTGAAATTTGTGGTTTCTGGTTGTGTTATCGTAATGGATACAACACCTGGACCATAAATATATGCAGTATATGTAGTTCCAATAAGCACAACTTTTAATAATGAATCATCAGATGAACTCATTTCAAATGTTGCATCTGGATCACTGTTATTAGATACTGGCGGTGTAATAATAAACGAACGGTCAGTTGTCATTTTATTCATATCACTCAGCCGGTATATTGTGTTCGTTAAACCAGTATTTATAGATGGTATTTGACCTATAAATGTTGGCGTAGATTTGATAATACTTAACTTGATGGTTGTTGTGAACCCATTCGATTCACCGATTTTTTGACTAGAACGTTCGTAAATTGGTGTTTCTTCTTGAAGAAATTTGATTGGAATTGGGTTAGGTGAACCATCTGCAAACAGTGTAACTTTTTTGAATAAGATTTTTTTACCAGATATAGTAAAATTGTCGTTACTAAATTGAAATGTGCGTATATCAGTAAGTTTCAAATAATAGATAACTTCATCATAGTCATCTGTTCCAGTATATACATTTTTACGCGTGGTTGTCGCAAAATCCGAAAAGTTAAGCTCAAATACACCATCTAAATATTCTCGTGTAATTACACCATTTATGTCAGCATTAGCTATACTATATTTTCCAACACCTGTAAATGGTTTTATGGCGATTGATGTCGGTGTTTTTGTTATTGTAATTGGAACAACGATTTTTTTTAATTGGTATGAAACTGTGTCATCATCAAGTCCAGAAGCTTGATATGCAGATTGTCTCATTTCCATTCGAAATATAGCTTGTGTTTGTCCAAGAACAAAACCACCAGAAACATCATAAATACCATTAATTACAAGAGCGTTACGGTAAGGTAATCGTATTGAAGATGCGCCCGGATTTATATACGATTCAACTGCATTATCAGATAATCCGGAAGGTTGTGGAATGACATAATAATCACGGTCAAATGTTACCACCGATATCGCGTAGTTATTTGTTGGAAATGAAAACACAATGTTGGATTTGTTATTCGAGGAGGACAAATTGATTAATGGAATAACACCTATAAGTGTTTTTCGCATATTTACAAGTTCGATTGGAACATCTGTGTCGCGTGGTGGAGACCCATTAGGAACACCTGGTATCGTGAATGTTCCTGGAACCATCGTAAACGTGGTTCTATAATTCAATGAATACACATTGTATCGTGTTGTAACTCCTTCTGTCGTTGTATCAAAATATACATCACCATATACAGTTTGTCCATTTACATCTGTTGTTATTGTCTGTTGTAATGGAGGAAACCAATCTGGTATTATCGCCATTTATATTTTTTTACACGTATACTGACGCACTATTGCTGATATGTAAATGTAAAAAAATATTATCGCATATACCAACTGTTCGAAAGGTAATTCAAATTCTTTCCAGTATTTTCTAGATTCACATTTGACACCATCTTCATATTCGGGCCTTCATCAAGAAGGCTCTTGATCTTATTGGAACCAATAGAATAATTAAAGTATTGAATGGTTGAAATATAACCACTGAAACGATTCTTCGATTTCTCTTCGCCAATATATACATTTCCGTAGTTTTGGATAGGAACACCAGATGTTCGTTTACGTTGTACAAGTCGCCCATTGATATACAAGTCGATCACATTGTTTGTAACACGAATAACTGCATTTACCCAATTTTTCATTGGAATATCAGTAGCGATGAGTTGTTCATGCAAATTCTTCTTCTTGTCAACTGTATTACTACTCTTTCCACTTACATCGACAACGGCCATTAATGATATATTAGCACCCTTATCTTTACGGTCAGGGTTTGTAGTCGTAATATCGTCTGAAAATTTTATATACAACCCTGGAGCATTATTGGGATAATATATACCATCCTCACTTGACTTTGTTCCTTCACCTCCTTTGCTAAATATTCTTGAGTATTTACCTTTATTAATTGGAACCTGGTTTATAAAAAACCATGCAGACCATGTATATTCTAAACCACCATCTTCATTCATCGAGCGAGAAATTAAAATAGAATCCTTCTTTGCTGGATTTTGATTTACAATAATTGCCATATCTTCTGTGTTTGCTGTTCCATTCAAAACATATGGTGACATGGAGGGAAGTAATAAATAAGATATACCAATAATTGCTAGTTTAATTGCAACAGATAACACAATGAAAACCATTAAAATAAATGCAAACTTTGCAACAAGACTATTTGATTCCATAAATTCTTTTAAACCGAAACCACTTCCTCCTAATGAAGATAACCCTGCATCACCAGGACTGGAAAAACTAGAACCAATACTACCTAAAGGTCCTCCTCCACCTGCTCCACTAGCATTACTTACACTCATTTTCTAAATAGTTATTGCGTATATATTACTATATATATGTAATAAAAAAACAATCATATTCATTGAACACGAATTATGTGCTCACGCTTGATTGTTCTTGGTTATCTACAATAAAACTTAATTTAACTTTGTATTTGTTGAGAACATCACTCCATGGACTTCCACCAAAACCTTGAGAGTAAATATCCCATGCTTCTTGTGGCGCAATCGGCGCTGCCTTTAGTTTAACATTGGTGATAAATCCAATATCTTCTGTTTTCTTGCTAGCATCGCCTAAAACAATTGTATCTGTTTCATTGAATCTGGAACCTAGATTTACAACGCACGATTTCACCATCTTACCGTCAACATACACATCCATTGCAGAACCATTAAAACTTATGATGAGATTCACCCACTTTTGAAGAGGAAACTCAGCAACTTCACACAAACCATCATCAGTTGTTGAACTAGAACGAGGTATAATTTGAATCGTATTGGTATCATTCTTGAACTGGACCTGAAAAATAACATCATTTCCGCTGTTCTTCTTGAACGAAACTACTTTAGCACCGTTCACCCATTTCTTGATGTAAAACCAAATTGAAATTGCACTATTCGCTTTGAAACTACTTGGTAGATTTGATCCTTGTAATGTTGTTTCGTTGAGCCATTTTTGCATTGCTCCTAAACTTGTGTACGTTGTCGTTAATGCCTTAAAAATGACATATAACAACAGAAGAATTACAATGACTGCGAGAACGAGTTTGGAATTCATGTATTTATAATATTAATTGTATAAATATTATAGATATTATAATACATTTGCATTATTTTCAATTATTGAGAATATATTGTTGTAGTGCCAGCTGACTTGACTTCATCTTCTACCGTCTTTGTTCCAATCATTGGCGGATTTTGTGACCGTAACATGGTATAGGTCCAACGTATTTGCTCCTTCGTAAGAGGATATTTATGAAATGCAAAGTTACAGATATTTCCGTTCAATCCTTTATTGTCAGTTGTGTCACCGATGGTAATCGGTTTCAGTAGAATATCTGGCATGATGAAGTTGCTCTTGAATACAAGTTTATTGTTCAGGAAGAAATCCATATTTTTACCGTCATAATTTATTACGAAATAGTTCCATCGCTGAAGAGGAACATCCGAATCTAATTCTTCATCTTCGATTGACATTTGAACAATTGCTTTCTTTTCTTCTGAACCTTTTTGCGCCTTCACAAGTGAGTTATAATTGGTTCTTGAGTTATAGATGATCTCTTTTTTTGATTCCTTGTCAGCTGAATTTAATGTGTTACAATGGATCTTCAGTTCGTTTTTGGCGACATTGTATGTCATTTTTGGTACATCTCCGAAATTAAATATTTCTAAATCTGTCGATTTGGATGTAACATTGTTATTCAAGAAAAACCAACCAGAAATGGCATATTGGTACCTCTTCTTCTCTTCGATTGGGCAATCTTCTGCTTTATCTTCTGGTGTACGATCTACACCGGTATTGTGAAAAATGAAAATCTCTTTGCTTTGTGTGTTTAATTTCGTGTCGTATTTTTGTTTAAGTGACTTAGGTGCGAACACGATTTGAGAACCAGAAGCTCCGATATAGTTAAGTAAATAAGGTCCTCCGTATAAGATGGCAATAAGGAGGATTTCAATTGCCACAATTACCCAAATTGTGCGTGTAGTGTCTCCGAATGTTCCTTGTAAACCTTGAACAAGGTCCAAAAAGAGACATGGAATATAAATGATACACGCCCATAATAATTTCAAAAGTCTTATACCGAGAATTGATTTTGTAAGATGAAAGATGAACATAATTGCAATCAATGCAATCATCAGGGAGTGTTGTTTGTAGTAAGAAAGAATGCATAATATGATAAGGAACATTGTATTACCAATAAAACGCATGTTCGATAATAAATTCGACATTGGCGCCATCGTTGGTTTTTCATCTGCAGGTGCACCCGGTACAGGTGGTAATTTGTTATCTGATATTTCTAACAAGTAATGAAATAAAATAATCACGATAGCTAAAGCAGTCATTCCAGTTACAGACATACGATTTTTGTCATCCTTTTCGGTATCGTAGATCAAGACAACCACCAATAACACAATGTAGATAATATGTGTCATTCCAAAGGTCAGCTGTCGCATTGGACTACTGGAATCCTCTGGTTTTAAATCATTGAATACATAGTCTTCTGGGTTCTTGGAATTTGTTGCCTTGAATTTCTCTCGGAGAAATGCGACAAGACCGGCAATACCAACAATTCCAATTACAGTATAAATTGCATATGCAGTTGGGGTGCTCAAGTTATCAGTAAAACTCGTAGTTACATCTTCATAATTTGTTGCGTCACTTGGTGCTTTATTGTCTGAACCAAATTTGTATACTGTATAAATAATTCCCAATATCATTATGACAAATGCAATGACGATGAAAATGACTTTAATCAACTTCCCAACAGCATTTACTTTGGTTTGATCAACGGATTCTAATGGGCTATTTCCAGATTGTGCTTGTGATTGCGCCGGTTCAGATGTTTTGGGTTTACTGACATCATTTGCAACAGCAGCTGCTGTAACAGATACAGGAGTAGCAGCGGCAGCAACAGCAGCACCCTTACTTATAGCAACATCTTCTGGTGTCAAAATCTTACCTAGACCAAACAAACGGAGGTCTGTGCCTCGTTGATTCAGTTCTGTTCCGGTAGCTGCAGTCCATTTTGTAAAGTCCCATTTTGCCTTTTCATTATTGAATGAATTGCCCCATTCTGGTTTATTGAATAAGTTTCCAATAAACAATGGAATAAAGTATAAAATAAGTTTAAATACAGAGAACAACAGTAATGGAACCAAGTATACTGAAGTCAAGAAAAGTCGTAACCAGCGTACTACATTATTATCCTTTTCAAATAAAGAATGTGGTGTTGCACTGGGAATATGGTAAAATGCTGGAATGCAGCAGAATCCAAATATAATAACTAGAGCGATCGCCCAACCCCAATTATCAGGAACATAAGGTAATGATGAATCATCTTTACGGGTTTCATTAAGATACTTCCAATACCATGATAATCCAATGAGTATAACTGCAATAGGTCCAAAAGTAGCTAAAATATAATTTTTCCCACCTACATTTTTATTTTCCGTGTATTGCCATACTTGGATTGAGTCGATGAATTTTGTAAAAATATCCAGTCCACCTACATTTTGTTCTTTCACCATTGGTAATAATAATATTGCGCAAAGTAACAGACCAACAATGAATACAATGAAAAAAGTGTCAAGTAGTTCTTTTACTTTCGGAAACATATCGCCGCGAAATGACTTTGCGATCCAATCCATCGTCGCTTCAGATGTGGTTATTTTTGTAAATGTCATAGAAACGCAAAGAACTACAAGTATAATCGTTAAGAATGGAATCCATCGCGACATTTGAGCTAATACAACTGCTATTACACTGAAATTACTAGACGGTGTACTTGAATCATCGTTAAAGGTTTCTAATACTTTACCCCAGTCATCACTATTCATTTTTTCAATGTTTGCGGGGTCTCCTTTCAATATACCCTTCAAGACATCGTTATCTTTGAAATCTAAATCTTCTTCACAATTCCCCGTGAATATATTTTTCGCAGATGCAGGTAGTTTCATGCATTCCACTATCTTCATTTTTGCAGCATAGAATAATCCGATTGCTATTGTAATTACCAATGCAATACTCAGCAGAGAATTATTGACAGTTTTAATTGCTTTATCGTTTGAAGTGTTTAGTTCATCCATACGCTCTTTCATTTTAACTTTAATATTGTATTCTGTTATGTCCTCGGGTTTACCAGTTTTCTTCAACTCTTTCACGACTTCATCTCTTACTTGTTGATAGTATGAATTTCCGTTTGCAGCATCATCCGTTGTTAAATCGAAATTTGATTGTTGGTTCAGTGAAATAAAATTCCAAATAATAACACTAACGAATCCTAATGCAGATAACCACCCAGCTCCTTTAAATACATTGAATGTACTTATTTTACCGAATGCAACCATTAGAGCAATACCAGCAAGAACCATATACACGATTCCATGTGCTGCGTACATGTTATTTTTATCATCACCAGCTCCAATACCGTCATCTGATTTAATCCAACCTTGTTGAACAGCAATGAAAATGATTCCAGCTGCAAGAAAAATTACGAATGGCGCGAATCTACCAATCATTCCAACGATTGGACTTGCGCCATTCTCTGGAACTGGATGAAACCATTTATAGCGGTACATCATGTATATACTAGCAAGTAGTGCGCATACTTGCATGATTAAACCTGAATTTAAAATTGTATTTGAGATTGAGAGTGCATTTGCTTCGGCAGATGAATCATTCACTTCGTCTTTCGTCACTGATTTAAGACCAATCTTAGCACCTAATATGGAAAATCGTGCAATCAAATAAATACCTACGATCGATAAAATTAGACCACTGATCATTTTGAATGCGGTTGAACCAATAATACTAGTTTTTGTGCTGTCTGCTGTTTCGCTGTCACCTTGAAACGCCTTCCATAAAAGAGATATAATTGTAATACCACCAAAACCAAGAAACCCGTAACCAATATAACTCAATACGTTATCGT